TGCACCCTGCCACCACGAGGTCTGGGTAGCGTTTGTGCAGGGCGTCCAGGAGGTCGTCGGTAGGCACTTGTGAGAGGTCTAAGGGCATTACACGAACCTCACATGCATAACTAACCAGTACAGCCCATATCCAATGCCACCTACGGCAGCCACAAGGCCAATAGCTGCCAGAGTAAACAAGGTCTCGAAAAATCCATCCCAATTACCAAACATTATTGTTGGCCTGCGGCCCCTCCACCGTTTTGCACACCAAGCCCCATTTCGTCGGGAACCTGATTAGGGCCAAATTGTTGCTGTTCAGGGCCTTGCTGTCCACCACCACCTGCTGCGCCACCCCCTCCGCCACCTGCTTGTAAGGCAGCGAACTGCTGGGCTTGCATGGCCAGCTGCTGCTCCTCCATGAGGCGTTGCTGCAGGGTCTGCATGTAGGCTTGGACCATCTGCATCTCAGCTTGGTTGGGCGGGGGATTGTTCACGCTTTGCAGGAGTTTCTGGAGCTTCTGCATATGGACTTGCGTGCCCTCTTGAGGCACCCCATCCGGCATCATGCCTGCCACTAGGATGTTCGCCAGGGCATCCTCCGCCGTGAGGCGAGCCTTGTCGCTGTCGGCGCTGGGTGGGTTAATGTACTTGTGGGGGTCCTGGCCCTGGCTGGTAATGATGTCCTTGACCAGGTTGTAGATGCCTTCCTTGGTGACAATGCCGGTCTGCAGCATGAGGCCATTGACCAGGGTGGCACTGAGGCCTTGGAGGATCTGGCTCTGCATCACCTTGTTGGTATTGAGGCTGTTGGCCTTGAACTCAAAGTCAAACCGACCCTTGATCTTGGTCACATCATCTAGGGTGCGGTAGGGGTCTTTGCCTGGTTCGGTGATGCCGCTGACTCGGTATTGTTTGCCTGGGCTGAGGTAGGTCTGGTTGAGGACATGGAAATTTTCATACACCTGAGCCAATCCTCGAAAGAACCGTCGCAAGATTCGTTCGGGACGGGCATCCCCTTGCTGCAGGACCGTTTGCATACCGCTAGTTGTACGAAGGGCACTGGCTTTTCCCTGTGGAACTCGCCCAAATTGCAGCTCACCAATCACCGCCTGTTTCTCAGCCCATTGGTTAATCAAGCCCAGCATGTTGAGGCTGAAGGTTTGGTCCATGTTGGGCATCTGCGGGAAGGCAATGTCCTGGGCAGGGTTGCTCACGGGGTAGAGGTCCCCAGGGGCCATCGTCATCACTTCAGGGCATACACCACTGGCTGCACGATAGAAGCCGAAGGGACTGTTGCCCAGGGTGTTCTTGTCAATGCTCTGGTCCATGATCGTCTTTACGAGGTCATGGAGATGCTCCAGCAGTTCCCACAGGCCGATGCCGTAGAAGTAACCAGGGACGGGGATGAAACGTGCTTCCGCAAAGGGGCGCTTCGGGGGGTTGCTGGGGAAGATTTCATTGGTAAGACGAGCTTTGCAGAGGAGTTTGAGTTCGTAGATAACGGTATAGACCACCTCTTCCTCAAGGTCATCGCCGTCAATATCGGCTCGTCCGAACCACATGAGGCGGGTGAGGGCCTTTTGGGCGTGCTCCCCATTGCCATGATGTCGGCCTTCCAGCTTGTCCTTCAGGATCTTAGGTTGGTCTACGTCGAGACTGCTGATCTTGGTATTATGGCCACGGGTAGAACGGGGGCCTGCGTCCTCCTCGCTGTCCTGGGGCTCCAGCAATTCCAGGTCTTCCTCATCCAAGAGGTCGTAATAGCCTGCCTTGGCAAGGCGAAGGACCTCATCCTTGGTGGGATAGTCCACCAGAATCACATGGTCTGCTCCCCCTGGATTGGCAGGGTTAGGGGGTTGCAAATTCGCCGCCCTGGTCGGGACGACGACATCTTCTAAGACTTTGGGGAACACGCACGGGCCATCAAAGGTGACTTGCTCAGACTTGCAGATAAGGGTCCAGCGGTTATCACTATCGGTATAGACCTCACACTCCGCTTCCTGCTCCACCTGGAAATTGTCCTCCCACCGCACCTTCCACTTAAAGGGGTTCCCCTTCACGGGCTCTAAGAGCTTGCCAGGGTACTTCTGCTGCAGGACCTGGAGGATGTAGGTACCAGCGTCACTGCCTTTGGGTGGGGGTGGGAGGATGGTAATTTCAGGGACACGCTCTTTGACTTTGACCCACGGGGTAAAGGCGACGAAGGTCCCCTCGTTGACGAAGCTGTCAATGACCTCCCCAATGCGCTCCTCCCCCTCCTGCTCCACAAACATCTGGTGGTCCAGCAGCTCGTCAATGGTGCCGCCCTTGTCGGTATCGCCCTTGGCCGCCGCAATGGCACTAAGGGGTGGGCGGTTGCCAATGACGGCATTGTGCAAGGTGTCCTGCATGCGCTGGCAGTCGGTCATGAGGAGGGGGTTGTGGGTGTTAGCGGCATTGGGCCAGGGGTAGTTCTTGGGCTCCAGCCAGCCACGATACTTGGCGTAGCGTTGAATGCGCTGCTCCGTCCAGTCCGCCCGGTCCAGCAAGTCACTCTCGTAGTCCTCAAGGACACGGGAGACGGCATCGTCCTTGTCGATCTTGAAACTGCGTTTATTCTCCAACGAAGGAGGCGTTTCAGTCTCAGGTTGCTCGCTGGGGAGATCGTCAGTGTACTCGGCCATTACTCGCTATCACTTTCCTGGGAGCGCATGTACGCTTGCCATTCTTCTTTAGACTTGGGGTGGATGGGGTCGCTCAGGCTGGCCCAGAGGTTCTGCCAGCGGATGCCACGCCATACCCCTTCTTCTCGTAGTCCACTTATTTCATAGTTCGTAATAGGGCCTGTGGACTTGAGGCGCATTAGTATCCAGTCTTGCCACGGGTGGCTTTAGTGTAATTGGCGGCCTGTGCGTGGGACATCCTTAAGCTGCGGAAGTCTGGGTTGCTATTGAGGGCGTAGCGATGACAGGCCGGGAAGTCATCATTCTTCTTCTTGGTGATCTGCTTCTGGTCCTTTTCCAGGCCCTTTTTGTGGTCATCCCACAGAAAGCGTTTCATCTGGTAAATAGCCTTCCCGCAAGAACGATCCCAATGAATACGAGGCCGACGAGTATCAGGGTCAGGGCGAAGGTAGACATTTAGTTGCGCCCGACCGACATCACTATCGTCTGCGAGGTCGCACACAAGTCCCGCCTTATCAAAGGCATCTTGCCAGGTAGTCTCTCGATCTGTGCCGGATGGAGAGCGACCCATATTGGGATCAATAAGGCGTCGAATGGTCTTCCACCCTCGCTCTTTCTCAAGCTCAAGGACGTACTCGGCAAGCTCTTGCGGGGCAAGCGCCACCTCCAGTTCCATAACCACATGGAGGTCATCATTTGGATCAACTTGATGCCAAGCCATAACGTGAGGCTTGCGAGGGTGAGGGTCCAAACAATAAATAACCGGGTGATTCGGCTCAACCTTTTCATCCCCTACGTGGCAGTAGCTTTCGATGTCGTCCCCACCGCAGCTGTTGCACTTGTAGGCGTCAGTGCGGATGATGGGCTTTTTGCACTGGAAGCACCACCAGTGTTGGGTATCGGTAAAGAGAGGATGCACACGATTGGAGAGGCGGATTGGCTGCCCATAAATTCGAGCTGCACGTTCGCCTTCACCCATTTGACTAGCGCGTTCCGCGACGGCATCTTGCCGAAGATTCGGGTTGTCAGTGGTATACAGATCGAACCAGGCAATATGGGGGTCTTGATCGACTCCTGGCTGGGCTTTTTCATACAGTTCATCAAAGATCCAATCGACGCTGATGCTGGGGTCATCCGGCCAGGTCATGGCCACCATCAAGGTGCCATCCACACGCATGACGCGGGCACGGTTCTCTTGCCAGATGGCTAGCTTAGGAGGCTCATCATGCAATATAAAATGGAAGTCACCGCTGGCAAAGTCACTCGGGTCCTGGTCGTAGGACATGAACTGGATTGTCGATTCTCCCACCACTCGGTCGGGGTTGGCGGGGTCTCGATAGAGCAGTCGAAGCATGCGCGTCTTCTCGCTCCAGGACTTACTCCAGTCCTCCTTGATGAGGCAGTGCTTCGGTATCCAGCCCCAGTGCCCTTTTTCCCCTCCAGCATTATCTACGCCGCTCCATCGCCACCATTGCAGTTTAGGCAGAATGATAGGGGCGAGTGTGGTTGTGAGGGATTCGCACACCAAGCGGCATGCAATCGGCCCCCGCAGCTTGTGCATGGGGTAATCGTGTTGAAGGGAAAGAGGGACTTGCCCGGTCGCTCTGATAACCATTTCCACCAAGCACGATTCAGTCTTGGAACTGCCATTGCCTCCCCCAACGCCAATGGTTTTCTTGATGCAGGTATGGATCTGGCGGGCTTTCTCGCTGACTGGCTGGTAGTACCGGAGGGCGTTCTGCTGCCGGTCGAGGGCTTGGCGTTGGAGGAGTTGCTGGGCAATGGCGGTAAATTCTTCATCGCTAAGGGCACTCAGGCTGCTAGGGTCAATCGCTGCAAGGTCCATCTCTTACTTCGTGATGTGCTTCACTGCCCACATGACCGCTTCCTCGATCTTGGTCTTGGCTAGGGACAGTTCACGGCTGCTACCTATCACATCGATAGACGTGTGGAAGGCAAGCCCCAGGTCCTTTACTTCCTTCATCCAGGCCTTCTCAGCGTCACTGAGCACCTTGTATTCATGTCGCATGACATTATCCATCCTAGTCTCCTTGTCTACTTCACAGTCTCAGCTAAGGCCTCAATGCTGACAGGCCGCTTAATCAAGCCACGGCGTTTAATCTCACGGTCAATGGCCAGG